CTTCAACGAGTCCATCAGCAAGTAGTTCCTCAACAGTGATGTCTTCAATGAGATCGACTTGACCTTTTGATGTGTGTGACATATTTGTTTTAGATTTAGCCTACTACAATATTATAGTGGTTAAAGTTTAGAGAGGATACCAAGCAGAATTGCTTGTGATCAGTCTCTGTTAATTCACGAATCACCTTAGATGTATTCACATTACCATAATTAGCATCTTCAGTTTTACCCATAATAGAAAGTCTTGAGCAATTATTTGAGAACAATTGCATCGAGAAAGTTTTTGAACACCCGAGCCTGAGCTTCAATAAGCTGCTTGGACGGTGTACGGTGTATTTCGGCCTGAATACGTTCAGCAATAATTTCATTACCGCGAACAAAGTATTCAACGCCTTCCATGATACCATTCACAAATGCTTCTGGAGCAGAAGGATCTTGAACAATATCAATGGTAGAAAGAACAAAGTCGGACTTTACCGACATAATGCTACCGCTGCGTTCCAGTGAACCCATACCGCGGCTTGAAACGCCAAGACGAACTCCACCTTCAACAAGGCCCTTCACGATGTTGCCCATCGGAGTATTGAGAATGAGAGCTTTACCCATTACATTATGACCATCCCACTTAAGAGAGGTAATGCGATGTGAGACCTTGTCAAGGTTTACGGTAGGACCATCCGGATGATTCAGTTCACCAACTGCACGGCCCGTCGCAACTTGCTCCGTAACGTATTTGGCAACTGCTGGTGCAAGAATGCCGTAGCGATAGATGCGGCCATTGCGGTTGGCTTTTTCAGCCTGCATGAAGACGCCTTCAACGAAAGTTTTCTTTTCTGCGCCGATGCCTTCGGTAATGTAACCGATGTCGCTATCGAGATGTTCTGTGATGAGTTTCATTTTGTACGAGATGTTCTGTGATGCTGCTGCAGCTCCTCATGATGCTTTGCCATGATTGTGTGATAGCTGCGTTTTGCTTCGTCTCCCCCTAAACCGAGGTGATTCGCCGCAACACCGTGCATAATACTTGCTATGCGATGAGATTTTTCTGCCTGAGTATGATCGCCTTTTTCGGTATCAACATATGCAAGCTGACCATGTGCATGTGCCCGAGCACTATGATCTGGATCCTCTTGCAATTTACGGACTGTTTCGAAAAAGTTCATATGAAATTATTACTCTTTTACGGAGAGCGTCGAGCTGCCGCAATCCCGTGACTGAGATGATGGGCCGCCATCGCGGCATGATGTTTTGACATATGCTCATGATAGTGCAGCTTAGCACGAGTATATGAAGCCTTTCCAGCGTAATGATGTGCATTACTTGCTGCTTTATGAAACAGTTCAGCCTGTGCATGATCACCCATTGCAGAGAACTCGTGGGCATCTTTGCTATGCTGATCCGCCTTTGCGCCCATTGCATCACGCCTTGCGCGCTCAGCGTGACCCTCGGGACTGTTGTAACCATCCACGTAGTCATCCTTCGCCTCTGCAATAACCGAAAGAACACTATTAATTAAATTTTGCATATTAAAGTTCATTGTAGTGTTACCTCGAACTGCATTTTACCGTGATGCTCTGCTAAAATTTGATGGTATTCTTTTTTAGAAGAATCCGTTTGCTGTTCTGCAGCAGTTTTATGAGCAATATAAGAATTGTAATGAGCAACGGAAGCTTCTTTGCTTCTACCCTTTGGATTTGTTACATAGGTAGTTTTAGCAAGCTCCGCTCTCATACTATTTAGAAATTCTTCCGATAGCATGTTATTTTACTTCAGGAGTTGCTTTCTTATTATACAGTTCAGAAGCTAAAGATACCTTGCGCTCATCCAAAACAGCGTTGATCTTCTCTGTCATAACACGAGTAAACGTGGTATTAGACTCGGAAGCCTTTCCATTGGCTAAAGCTTTAATTATTGAAGTAATATCATTGCTCATATATAACATCTATTTATAGATTTTACTCCCTGAAGATTAGTTCTGAGGTGGTAGTCCTGCTGGGGCTGGGTTTGAAGTAGCCTCAATTTCAGCCATTCTCATTTCTTCTGCATCCTGGGCCGAACCATCCTGGGTCATTTCGACATCCATCATCTCCATGTCCTCATCCGTCTGACGTAGGATATTACGACGAACCCATGTATCCGAGAAGTATTTGCCAATGAATGGCTGTGCAGCATTCAGGAGTTCAATACGCCCAGTAAGGACTTCAGCTTCTTTTAACTCGGTAAAGTAATTGTCCTGACGGAAATCAACCGTCATATCCTCACGAATCTGTGGCCAATCTTCTTCCGTAATGATGCCCTTGAGCATCAATTGTGTATGAAGTAGATCAAAGAACATAATCGAAAACTTCTTACGAAGACGGTCGACAAACTTCTGGAACTTGACCTCATCACGTGAAATCTCTGTGGTTCTACCAAGGCTGAATGGAGTTTCCGGCTCCATACGACCGATCGGTACATTGAGGCAACGGTAGAGTTTCTTTTGAAAGAATAGAATGTCGTCGATCTGACTTAGGTTCTCTCCACCCGGAAGTGTAGAGATTTCGGTGCCACGACCACCTTCACGGCGCGGAAGCCAGAAGTCTTCGAGCATCGACATATGCTTACGATCGTCACGGATTTCACCAGTTGATGCATCATATACCAGCTTGTTGCGGTACTGATTCATGATGGTACGCATATATTCTTCCGCCTTACCCTTTGGAAGATTGCCTACGTCGATGTAGAAAATACGGCGTTCCGGAGCACGTGCAAGACGATAGATGACCAATGAGTCTTCCATCATACGCAGTTGATTTACCGGCTTGATTGCCTTATGGAGCGGAGAAAGGACACGCTTACGAGTTGAATCAAGAATACCGGACGGCACATAACAGATTGCGTCTTTATTAATTTTGAGACCAATGTCAGACTTCTGGAGACCGCCATCCTGATAGAGGTAATATTCATCAAGATTCTTAATGATTTTTGCACCAGTATTAACGTCAATTTCTTCTTTAATCTCACGGACCTTACGGATACGGAGTGCATCAACTGCACGAAGTTCCTGGATACCTGCGTCTGGCTGGGTTTCATCAATGATCATATGATAGAACAAACGTCCATCAACATACCATCTACGGAATATATCCTGACCGTTATTACTAAAATTGAGTAATTTGCAGAGGTGATCAAACTCTCCACGAATCATCTTCTTAATTGAAGCCGGCTGTTCCAGACGGTCCAAATTAAGTTGTGCTGGAGCATCATCATGGTCTCCAACGATTGCTTCATTTACAATATCGTCAATTGCCTGGTCGCACTCGGGCTGTTCAGCTGCAATACGATACTTGCGGATTAGATCGACATCCGTCTTTGCTGCATCTCCATCAAGGTCGAGATACTGACCATAGTAACCTCCGGCGGCAATCGCAGTGGAACCATCTTCTTGCGTAGCTGGTACGAAAGACGCTGGCTGTTCTGCAATTCTCTTGCGTTTCTCAGCATCGCTGAGTTTTTCAAATTTCCATCCGAAGAATTCCATATTATATGTAGGGGTTGAATAAAGTGGGGGAGGAGTCCCAATGGCCAGCCTCCCCCACTGTCTTATTTATTCAATTTTTCGAAAAGGTATTAAGTAGTAATACCGTTAGCTTCCCAGTATGTCATCTGGAACTCAACACCGAATTCTTCGATGGTGTTTTCTGAATCGTAGCTGAGGTCGATAGCTGACAGAGCGGTTGGGAAACAGCCACGCATGTCGTAGCGTTTAACAACTGAACCCGTTTTATCGAGTTGGTCAACGATTGCGTCGCGCATATACTGAGTTGGATTTGTGAATCCAACGTTTGCTGTATGGGCGTTCATTCCGTTCATCCAACGTTCAAACGAGTTACGAACCTTGAAGTTCGTATCGTTAATGACTGTGATTCCCCAGGCTTCAAACGAGCGGTCACCAGCTAATTGAAGCTGACGGCCACGGAAAGGAACCGTGATTGGGGAGATGATTGAGCTTGGAAGCGATGTTGCTTTGACCATGAAAGAGGTCAGTTCTACATCACCTTGAGCGTAGCTTGGGAAAGACATAGTAACTTGAAATAAGTTATTACGTGCTCCACCGCCAGACAGTCTGGCTTTGAAATCGTTAATTGCAAGATTAGGCATATTATTGTTCTCCTATGTTATTTATTAGAGGTTTGGAGTACCAGAAGAGCCAGTACCAACAACTTCGGAGAAGCTTACGCCCGTACGAGTAGCGATAAAGCTCAGGGTGATGAAGTTAATCGCATGAGCTGGCTTGACGTAGATGTCAGCACGGAATTCATTGCGATCAATAATGTCACCGGTATTGTTAGAGCTATCGCAGACTACCCTGAAATCGGTAATACCACGACGGCCCTTTACATCACGGAGATAAGGTTCAACTGCACCACGGAATGAGGCGCGCGTGAATTCATCATTGAGTTCGAAGAGTTGAGCTTTACCAGCAAGGCCGATAGCTTTCTCAAGAACAAGGAAGAGACGACGTACGTTAATACGGTCGAATGCGGAAGGCTTTACCTGAGCGGTCTTATCTCCGTAGAGCATTGGACCAGTTCCTGGGAAGCTTACGATTGGATTGATACCCAGTTTATAGAGAGCATCGCGATCAGCAGCAATTGGGTTATAACCAAGCTTTGTTACGCCGAGGAGAAGACCGCGGGTAGCACCGGCTGGAGAGAACCAAGCATCAGCAACTGTATCGGTACGTGCGCAAAGACCAGCAATGTGGCCAGCAGCAGTGATCCAGCTATAAGCGTCGCTATATTTGTCATACATCTTAACTGCAGTAGAATCCTTAACGATGTAAGAGCTTCCTGCAACTTGATTGAAGTATGTGATTACCGCATCAGCTGGAGATGCACCGAGAGATGTTTCAACCGGAGCAGAAATGAATCCAACGATGTCTCTACGCAGTTCTGCAAGAGCGATAACTGCATCAGCAACGGTATGTGATCCAGTAGCATCACCAGCGGTGAATACCAGATTTACGTCAACTGTTTCAGCATCATTGAATACTGCAAGAGCGGTTACAGTATTACCAGCAGTCACTGCTACATCAACGCCATTGGCCAGAGTATACTCAAGAGCGGTATCGGATGTGGTGTATACTGCATCGGTTTCGATTGCGTCACCAGCACCAAGTGTGCCAGTTGTGGCATTCAACTCGGATGGATGATTCAACCACCAAATGTAGTTAGAACGAGCATTAATTGCTGTTTGATAATATTGTGAAGTACCATCAACTGCAACTGCGTCTGATGCGAGGGAGAGGAATGCGAAGCGTTCCAGAACTGTTCCTGCTGTTCCCGAGAAATGGCCCAGGCTGTCGATAACGACAACGTGAACTTCGTCGAGAGTAGCTCCAACACTTGCTGCAGAAGCCGAAGTTCCTGGAGCAGAATTAAATAAACCTGAGTAAGCCCATGCGGCCTGGCCCGAAGTACCATCGAATGCGTCGCCTGCGGTGCAGATTTCGACAGCAATAGAATTTCCAAGTGCACCTGGGCAACGAGCTGCCCAAACACTAGCACCGCTACCACCTAGATCAATATCATTTTCGTATGATGTGGCATTCTTAATGAGAAGACCGGTTCCTGCCGACGTAGCATTTTTGCTAGAGGCATTGAGAGCACGGGAAACTTTAAGATTGCTTGAATACTTCAGATATGAAGCTGCGGTGAGGAATGAACGAGCTGTGGATGCATCTGGAGTTCCGAATGTAAGAGCCAATTCTTTTTCAGAACTGACAGTACGGATCTCTTCGACTGGACCCCAGCGGAAAGAACCAGCATAACCACCAATAGAGGTAGAAACAGCTGGTACGACGTTGGTGAAGTCAAGTTCTTGGACTTGAACTCCGGGGGAAACGAGAATACTCATAGTTTGCGAGTGTTGGATGTTAAGGAAACATAATACGGATTTTCAGTACATCTATTTATAAATAGCTGCTTTTAGAACATTCCGGTTGTAACTGATGACGTCCAGAGCTCTCCGCCTTCCACGGTATACTGGGGCTTTGAATCTTCGATTGAACTAAAAATACCCACAGGAACAAGTTCGTCCTCGATGACTTTAATTCTATCTGAATACAACATCTGTTTAAGATCAATGTTTGACATTTGAACAAACATATCCGTTGCAACAAACCAGGAGAAAAGTACTAACGTCATAACCATATCATCATGATTGCCGTCGGATGCTTCATAGGAAGATCCATCAGCTTCAAATGTACTTAATTCTGAAATCATATCTGGATCAATGATTGTCAGTTTCTTTTGTTCAATAAGATCTTTTAAATTAGAACATCCAATCCGTTTTGTTTTCTTGGTTGTTGTGATTCCAATTGCACCCGTCTTTACGCTAGATTCCACATACATATTCTCGTATTCTAGATCATAATAGAGACCATTACACACCACGGATCCCTGATCGTTTGATTCAATAATCAGATAGGCATTATTATAGGTCTTTGCATATTTCCAAATAACATCTGGAAACAGCAGTGGAGACATTAAATTGTCGCGAAAAGTAGCAACGGTACGAAATGGCTGTTGCGATATATCAAATACCGTAAAAGTAGAATAATCCTGACCTCTCCCCTTTGCCACATCCACCGTCATAATGTAGTTATGATCGCTCACTGGTTTCTCATATACATTTACTTTATTCTGGGAATAGACTGGATTCTCCGCTTTCATTGCAAGTAAATTCTCAGCGTTAATCAACGTTGATCCCGTACCATGGAATGAGTTGCCGTATTCCTGTTCAAACTGTAACGGAGATGTATTGGCAATGGTCTGATTCTTCCACTTCTCATCGCGACCAGGAACGTCGAACCAGTCCACACGAAACGGTTTGTATTCACTGACTCCCTGCACTGCACTTTCCCAGAGACGGTGGAACGTATTACCCACACCGTTTGCCGTAGAAGTAATAATGACCTTTGACGTGGTACCCGAGGTAATTACCGGGTACGTTGAGGTGTAGAAGGTTGCTGCATTTTCAACGAAGGCAAATTCATCCAGAAACAGAAGGTTAATGGAGAGACCGCGGATCGAAGAACCTGAGGTCGCCGCAGCAATAATGCGAGAGTTGTTACTCAATTCAATCGACCCTTTATTCAATGCCCGGCAACCAGGTTGTAGAAAGAATGGTAGGTTTTCGAGGGCAAGTGTAATACGTGCCAACATTTCACGCGCCGTTGAGCCTTTATTTGCAAGGACTGCAATGGTTTTGTCGGGCTGGAATAAGGCGTACCAAAGAATGTAAATGACGGATGAAATGGACTTACCCGACTGACGACACGCAAGAACAATAGAAAATCTATTATCATTGAAATGACTAAACATTTTTTCCTGATAAGAATAAGGCGTGAATGGAACCAAACCTCGATCCAGAGAAATTACTTTGACATAGGTCTTTGCAAAGTAAACCGGGTCCTTCATGCATTTGAGGTATTCGCTTACTTCGGTTTTTGTGAACTGTTGTTGAACACCATCACGCTTGACCTGCGGGTTACCTAGGTAACCCATCTCAGCATTTTTAAGATGCATCTGTGACATTTTTTTCCAGTGTCTGAGAGATTAAGTGCTTCTGAAGATCAGTGACTGATCCCAGAAATAAATTGTTATTGGTAACTCCAGTTGCAGCAGGAGCCTCATTCTTTTCTTTCTTCTTAATCTCTTTCTTTTGTTTCTGAAGCGCCATCAATTTATCCGTCATATCTGAAGTATTCTTGAGCATAATACTCAGAACTTCAAATGCACGTGGATGCTCGGATTGTAGTGCAAGTTCCATCATACCTTCAATGGCATTATTTGACTTATCCACAAGATCCTTATAGGTCTTGCGGGAGAACTCGTAGTCATCATCAATTTCCCTTTCCGCCTTTGCTTCTATAGCGACTGGTGGTAAAGGCAAAGGGGGCGGAAGATTTTGTTCCAGCTTTTTGAGTAATTCTTCGCTTTTATTCATAATAAAATGAGGTCTTTACCCAGGGTTATTAAACCCAAAATCCGTTTTCGTTTGTATAACCGTATAGTCCTCAGGAGTATCTTCGATGGATCCCAATGTTGTATGGATATTAACGTCGGTTTTTTCAAAATCATTCGTGATAAAATCTACGTCAGTGTACTTAATAATAGATCTACGAGAGATAGGTCCATAGAAACGAATACGGGCTTCGAAATCCAGGGTATAGATGATTGCTCTGCGTGTCGTAAAGTCACCTTCATACGTATCTTCCATCGTCACGTTGGTGAGAACAAATGGAACATCCGTCGTCACATTGGACGAATCTAGTTCTTTTACCGTAACGGTATATTCAGGTTGAAAATAAGGAAGAATCTGTTCCATCACCTGAAGTGCGTCATCCTGATTC